CCGCGGTTGGAGAGGACAGAGACGCGGCGATCGACAGGCTGACGCTCGAATGAAATGGCAGCCCGATGGCGGGGCCTTTGCCAACCACGCATCCGCCCTTGGTAACCCGGTGCTTGGGGAACGTCGGAATATCCCAGGAGCTGTTGATCATACGATCATCCTCATGCCGGTATTCCCGGCGGATTTATTGAAGGGGTAGATGACGCCCCGGTATGGGACGCCCAAAACCTGCTCGGCCATATAGCGGCACCAGTACTCGAACTGTCGTTGATAGTCGCGGATTTCGTTCGGGTTTCGCGTCCAGGGGCCGGCCTTCTGTGTCGAAAGATCTGACGTGATCTGCTGGAAGGCGTTTTCCAGTCCCAGACAGGTGTTCAGGAGATTGACCAGCTCGTTGATTTCCTCCGGCTGGAGGTATTCCATCCGGTATTCGAGCTGCTGGTAGTCGGTGTAGTACCACCACATATTGGAATTGGCGGTCGCCGCATTCGAGCCCTTGACCGGATAGCCGCAGAGGCGTCGGATCTGGACCTTCTGCGTCTCAGTCAGGGGAGACGTTTGCGTGACGACGTTATTCGCCATCGGGCTTTACCTTTTTGCTCTCGTCCTGGAGTTTCCGGAGCTCCTTCGCGTGTGTCGTTTCTTCCCCGGTATCGATATCTACCAGCACGTTCTTGCGCGGAGGATGTTTCTCGAGGTCGCGGACAGGGAGACGCTCCGCGTTGATCAGCCGGGAGAACTTGTCTTTAGGGATGATGTCTCCGGCCTTGAAGGAGACGAGGGATCCGGACAGATGGGAGACGAAATCGGAGAGCACAAGCCCCCCTTCCGAGGGGAGCTCATGCTCGTAGATGAGACGATGAATCATCTTGTGCCTCCTTCTTACATGACCATCAGGTTGGAGCCGGCGTACTCGACCACAACGCCGCGCTTCCAGTAGGAGTCGGAGGCGGTGGGGAAGATCTCCCGATACGCGGTGATGTCGGTGGGGACGGTGAAGCCTCCGACCCAGAACCACGCCTGCGTGATGACCTGGCTCCAGACATCGATGGGCGGACGGCTGACGACCACGATGCCGTCCACAATGCGGACATCCGAGATCTTTCCGACCTCGTTCAGGGTGCGGACGTACTGGCCGATCCCCTTGTAACGTCCCTCGAGCAACGCTCCTTTTCCGCAGACGAGAGCGCGGTGTACCCGCAACCCGTTGGTCAATGTCTGGATGGGAGCTTCTGTCGTGATGTGGAAGTCGACGCCGTACTGGCTGGACAGGTAGCCCATCTTGAACTCGGTGGACATGTCCTTGCCCATGAAGAGGGTCTGAAGGGCAGGATCGGCAAACAGCTGGCTCATGCCTGTCCAGTCGATGTAGCAGATGTAACGACCGTTTTCGAGGCGGGGAACGCCGTTGTTGCCGAGGACCGCGATGGCATTGATGATGTCCTGGACCTTCAGGATGTCCGAGCTCGTCATCGAAGAGGTCGAGGTCGCCCCGCCGGCCCGAATGAGAGGAGGCGCGAATCCGAAGCGCACGCGATTGTTGGCCGTTCCATCGGAGACGCTGACGGCCGTGGAGAACGTCAGCGTGCCGCTCTGCCCGTTCAACGAAGTTGCGCCGGCCCCGAAGGTTGTGGTGGTCGAGTTTGTTCCGTCGGGAGTGACACCCACGAGCGTGTAGGGATTGCCGTTGACGTAGACCGTGGGACTATTGGTAGAGCTTACGGGCATAATCTGTCCGGTGGAGGCGTTGAAGGCATAGCCGAAGCCATTCACATTGTCCACATGAATGGAAGTGGAGGCGGCTCCGAGTGTCTTGGTGACGAAGGTGTGACCGCCGAAATAAGTGGAATAGAGAGCGTCCCTGCCGAGACGTTCGAGTGTTTGGGCGGACTGAATCGCATTCACGCGGACGTTCTGCATGAAGACGCTGGCAATGGCTTCCGTCGCCTCTTCGATGTTCAGGGGGATGTAATCGCGATACTGGTTGATGGCAACGGTGAACTGCTCAACGTTGAATTCCTGTCCGGCCCCGTAGCCATTCGATCCGGATCCGGTTTCGAATGCGCCCATAGCGGTTCCCTGCGATCTGTAGGATCCGGGCTGCACCGGAGTGGTGGCGGGCTTTTTAAGGGAGGGCCGGGTGGCGGTGAGCATCTGACCGGCGTTGGCGGCAAGCGGAAAGGGATCTGCGCAGCGGCGATAGCCGAGCTGGGGCTTGAGGAAATCCTGGAAGGCGCGGTCCAACATATTCTGCTGGAAGATGGGAAGCAGGTCGGACGGCCAGCCGCCGAGCATCCCGACGGGAGCGTTGGGGCCGGTTCCTGGAACACCGAGGATATTGAGACCAGACATGGAGAAACCTCCTCAAGAAAGTTAGATGGATAGTCAATCCCCTTTCCCCTGGAGGTCTGCTCCCGATGGGATACTGCGTCGCGCCCTGGAGGTCTGCTCCCGATAGCGAGACGAGCGGGTGGTGCGGTTAGAGAGAGATGCCCATGCCCGAGAGCATGGTCTTAAATTCGGCGTCGGACAGCTTCATGGCGTCCACCGGAGCGGCCGCATTCGGAGCCGGTTTTGTACCGTTCGCGGCGGAGGATGTTTGCTGCATGGAGCGGAAAAGCTCGGGCTTGTTCTTTTTCAGCCCATCGATGGCTTCCTTGAGACCGACGACGGATTCTTTCTCGTCCATCGACAGCTTGGCTTCCTCTGCGACTTTCGGAGCCAGTAGGGAGGCGATGTCCTTGTCGAGGAACCCCTCGGAGACAAGAGCGGTCTGTATCTCCCGAAGCATGAGCTTGTTCCGGAAGGCTGTGCGCTCGGCTTCAACAGCTTCCTTCGATGCTTTCTTCGCATCCTCGATGGCCTTTTTCATCTCTTCGGCCTGGGATTGCGACTCGATGATGCTCTTCCTCAACCGTTCGTTCTCTGCGCGGAGTTCGGCTACGTACTGTGCCGAGAAAGTCTCAGGCTTCTTGCTGTTGCTGTCCGTTCCCGGGCTGTTGTTGTTGCTGTTGTCGTCGGGCATCGTCGTTCGTCTCCTTTTCGAGTCGTTTCAGCTCGTCCTCTACCGAGTCGATGTCGAAGCGGGAGGACAGGAACTTGAGTGCGGATTCGGTTGATAGGATTTTGGCCTGTGTGGCACCGGCCACGGCCTGCACGTCCTGGAGCCGGTCCATTGCCGTGGGAGGATACCAGTCGGGCCAGCGGAGCCGGATGTCTCCGGAATCCTTCGGGAAGGGTTTGCCATTGACGAACACAGGCCGCTTCTGAGCTGCTTGGCGGACCATCCCGAAGATCCGCAGGAGCACCGAGCCGAATACTGACCGCATCTTGTCGGCAAGCTGCACCAGCGGCATGTTCAGAATTTCCATCGCGCGACCGGACTGCGGAACAGTCAGCCTCTCGGGGTCGATGGGACTTCCGGAGATCGACCGCACGGCATAGCGCCGGAGAAGCGCCACATATTCCATGACCGCGCGAGCTGACTCGCCATTTGTTTCCAGTAGCTTGGCCTCTCCCCCTTCCGGTAGCACCAGCATGTCGGATCCGGCCACGATTTTTTTGAACTTGGACGAGACTTCCCCGCCCATGCTGATCACTTTGAGGGGATCCTGCGAATACTTAAGCCCACGCCCGAGCTGGGAGAGCTGGTAGTCGGCCTCGATGACGGTATCCATCGCGCGGGCAAAAAGACAGCGGCCGTCGAATGGATCGTCTCCACCCGGAAGCTTGATCCAGATGGCCGGGACGAATCCGAGGTCATGCTGGACGGTCCTGGTAGGGTCACGTTCCGTCGCGTCGTTCACCCTTCCGTATTCGTCCGTCTCGACCTTGGCGGGGACGAATCCGGTCTCCATGACCG